ATGCGCAGAAAAGAATCAAACGTTAGCAGTTTGCCGGAACTCACCAATTTTGAGGTAAGCTATTCCCTAGTTACCAATGAAGTTTACTTGTCTGCATCCTTCACTGATAACATGGCCTGTATACCAAACTGGCCCTTACAAGAATTTCCGGATCAACTAATATGCATTTCTCGAGCAAAAGCTATTGCCCTAATCGAAGAGCTCCAGAAGACCATCGACTATATGGACGCAGGAATCGATCGACAATCAGGTAGCCTGCTCCAGTAGCTGGCGAGTTTTATACTCGTTCCCTGCAACAATGGGCTTTTGGTAAGGCACTCACAAATAAGGAATTCGTTAAGGCTTTTGTTCTGGAGACTCTGAAAGATACAAGGAATCAGTTGATGGCTGGTTTGATCATACTAATTAATATATTGTCAGACTCACAATATATTAATTAGTGGTAGAACATAAAACCGAGTTCTTGACTTTCAATAGCTATTATATGCGATCAACAACCTTAACCACCTCCCTATATTTTATGAGATACTCAAACAATTTAAATTTATGAGCAAAGGAAAATAATAAAGTGAATAAAAATCCCTGGGATATTCCAGCATGGCACGCTCTGGGCCGAGAAGCATCTTTAGTTACACAGCTCATTGGTTCTGGGGCAACAGCCATAGGTAAAGCCAATTATGCAGACAAAATAGGTGAATATTACACAGCATTTTTTGGGCTTTCTGTAGGTTTTGAGAGACTTGCTAAACTAATACTTGTTGCACACTATTCCATTGAACACAAAGGGAAAATGCCTGACGAGAATATTGTAAGAAAATTTGGACATAAGCTCATTGAATTAACCAACGAGGTTGATAGTATTTCTAAAAAAATGCAACTATCTCTGAGATATTCACGTCCTACACATAAAATTACCTACAAAATACTTGAATGTTTAGATTCCTTTGCTGATGCCCGACGGGGACGTTACGCAAATTTCTCCTCATTAAGCAGCCCCAATTTAACCAATAATGAACCTATTAATAAATGGTGGGGAGAAGTAGCCGAGAGTATCCTTGAAAAACATTATTATTATACAGTTGAACAAAGACGTGTTGAAGAAAATGCTAGGTTTATCAATGCCACTCTTTCACCGTATACAACGGTCATGTATATGAATGAAAGTACCAACATTATGCAAGACCTTATATCATCCTCCATCCGTACTGGACAAAATACCATTGTTCAAAAGTGGGGAAGATTCTATTCTCTTAGCATCGCTCGTTGGCTTGCCACAGTATTAGCAGAACTGTCTGATATAGCTTCTCATAAATATGGAATAATTAGTTTTTATGGCCTTAGTGAACATTGTTGCAGTTATATAGTTGAAGATAGTTTTTTAAAAAAACAGAAAAATATGGCCACTTCGCCAATAGTTAACTAGAAAATCTGCATAAGGGGGAGAAATCCCCCACCTGTAATAACATAACTACTAAAATTAACACCTTGTTCGCACAACTCCTCCACCAGCACGACAAGATGCCGCACACTGCGCCCCAGCCGATCCAGCTTCCAGACAACCAGAGTGTCACCTGCCGATAATGTCCTGAGCAGTTTTTTCAGTCCCGGCCTTTCGGACTTTGTACCGCTTATCTTGTCTTCAAAAATCCGGTCGCATTCTGCACAGTTCAACGCATTACGTTGTAGATCGGTGTTCTGGTCATTTGTTGATACGCGTACGTGGCCAATAAGCATGGTGGATCCCCCTAGTAAAAGCAGGAATGATGCCATTTGCTTGTTATTTCTTCATTTTCATAAACGTTGGTTTGGGAGAAGCCAGATATGTCATTCAGCGAGGAGCTAATGCCAATGGTGCGTGGATACGCTGGTCAGATGGTGCAATAGAAGTCTTTGGAACGGGGGGTTCTAATGATAATGGACTGGCTAAAGTCGTTTATCCAATTGCGCTACCTAAGCTTTCACGTTTTATCAGCATAGCGGAAAGAATAGGAACGGATTATGGGGGCACATCTAATAACGTTCACGTTTCAATGATCGTGGATGACCAGGTCACTAATACCGGTTTTTATGTCCGCTGCCAGATGTACGACGGAACACCATCAATAAATGCTTTTTCCTGGAGGGTTTATTGTGCGCCTGTTTAATCCTGTTACTTTGACTGAAGTAATCCCCGGTCTTCATGACGTGACCGGGGCTGTTGAATTACCAGAAGATAACTGGTTTTTTACTGCATCTGAAATCCCTGAAGGAATGGAAATATCTGTTAACGAGAAGGGAGAACCCATTCTGATTGAGATTAAACCGTCTCAGGAGGAACTGGCCAGATGACATCTGACGCGGTGCTGGTATCTGTTGCCATCACCGCGTCAGTGTAATCCAGCACGGCGTTAAGTCGGGTGTTTTCTGCCTGCGTCAGCTTCCGCCCGGCCTGCAATTTCAGTTGAATCAGACTAATGGAAACCATTGCAGCATCAATCAGCGACTGCCGCTGTGTTTCTGCCATGTCTACTGCTGCTCTATGCTGTGCCTCGGTATCCGTCACCCATTTCTCACCATCCCATTTATCGTATGGCGTTAACGGGGCGATAGTGGTTGTCTTTTCAGGGTAATCACCCGGAGCTGTGATTTCTTTTGATTCTCCTGTTTCGGTGCTATAGACGATTTCACCGCGATGGTCTGGCACATATTCCCATGAGTTAAAATCTGCAGAACGGCAAATTGCATAACCAGCTTTATATGAGCCAGGAGCATCTAAACAGGAACATGCCGGGATACCGACACCCACAGCAAGATATTCGGTTGATGTGGAAATATATTCTCGTGTTTCACCATCATAATTATAAACGGTAATATCTCCCGCCTTTGTGGCGATGAGTTCCTTATTTAATATAGCTTTATCCATCAGGCAGCCCTCACGATATAATTAAAGGCAATGTTACGGGGTCGATTTTCGTTTGCAGTTGGAACAATTCTTGAAGCATCAAGGCCAATCACTTTTGGGTAAACACCGCCCTCGGACCTTTCTGTCACCATACTTCTGACTAAGGAGAAATAACTATTGTTCGTTGAGGGGTTCAAAGGCACCACTGCCCCCTTAAACGAGCCTACTGATTCCCATATTGAATAATTTTCGGTGTTTACAGTCTTGAACTCACCATAGATATTACGTATGGCATCGCCCTGAGCGGATAATATTGTTCTCCCCGCATCCGCACTACGCCCATCATCCCAGCCACGAATAAATTCACCGCGTAAATCAGGCAATTTATTTGTCGGGTAAGCCTTTGCCAGTTCCGGGTATTCTTCAGCAGAAAAAGCCGCACCATTGCATTTCAGCCAGCCTGTCGGCGGAGTAGCGGAAGGCCACGGAACAGGCACACCGACAGGTAATGCAGAGCCTTCTCCCAAACCAAGGTTTTCGAGAGCCGTTTTCACCGTGCCATCCGATTTGATATCACCAAACGGATTCTTGCGGCTCAGGTATTCAACAGCAAACCCCGATCCCAGCAATTCAACAAAACCGGGCAGATCACCATTATCAAGCACATCCCGTTGCGTTTTGTCACTTACAAACTGGGCCAGAGCTGCAGCAATAAAGCTGGCCTGCCGAATAACCTTATTGACTTGCGCACTGGATGCTTTCCCTGCTGTAAATCCGGATAAAAGCGCAGGCAACGCTTCCCATTCCTCCTGCGACATAACATTGGCATTTTTACCCGTTGCGAATGCTTTAAAGTCATTTTTTGCCATCAGAGTAATACTCCCCATGCCCCTACATCAAAACCACTGATGAATTCGTTATCCATATCAAAACCAAAAAATTTTGAACCTTCCGATGGGGTTTCCACCGAAGGTGTTTCAATGCCACCCGCCCACACCCCGGCGGCTTTTACTGTGAGATATCCCTGTTTAATTGCAGCAATTAACTCACGCGATACATCTGAAATATCAGTATCAGGAAAGACCCAGACCGATATCGTCATGTCCTGGTTATCGACTATCTGCATTCGCAGCCCGGATCCTGCTGTTGCCGCGTCAAGAATTACCGGAAGCGAATCATTCCGTCCGTCCCAGTTATTAATCGCAATCTTCGCTTTAAGAATGACACGATAAGTTTCATCGCTGAGATACATGTATCCGGAATCAGGATCATATGGCCCCCGCCATACACCCTGATCATATCCAAGCCCGTCGGTATCCCAGCTGAAATAGACACCTGAGATAGGCTGGCTGACAACACGGCTACGTCCGATCCACAATCCAAGGATGTCAAGTTGCACACCAACCGCAGAGTCAATATCAAATGCACTAATCAGCCCTCTGGTGGCAGCCGCAACATCAATAAGTGGCCGGGTCATCAGATCAACATGCGCAAGAAATTTAGGTTTGGTGGCGTGGTAGTTCGTGATTAGTTCGGTGTATTTGCTCATGACTCCACCGTTATAACGATATTTTCCGGGGTACAGGACGCAGATTCGTTGTATCTGATATCAATGTTTGATGACGACAAAGCCCCCGGGGATTTCCCAATCGTCAGTTCCTGAATATCGTAATAGCGTGCATTCCCGCCACTCACCACGCCAAGATTCGCCGGTGAGTAAATGCGACTTAAAAGGACCGAATCACCAATCATCAGACTATTGATATAGTCGGAAATAGCCTGCTGGATCTGCTGCCCTATCTGTGAGGTATAACCCGTAAAAACTTTTAATTTAATCAGGGCATAAACAGGCACATCACTGGAACGCGAGAATTTGATTACATGGGGATTGCCGTATTTATCCGGAACCGTAACGGATGTTGTACCGTGAGTGGCTGTCCCCTGGCCTTTATTCCCTCTGATAGCCTGAGCAATATCCGTTACATCACCGCCATCCACAATTACAGCAACAGAGTGTGGCGGTAACCCGTTACCGTCCTCCGAACCAGTATCGTTTTCATAGAGTTTGTGGCGGGTTACACCGGTAACATTAGAAACAGCACCATCCAGTGCTTCAAATGGGGTTATTGATGGCAACGCAACACTTTGCGACTGGCGGATACGTAACTCAGCGTCAGTTTCTGCCGGAGTGCCCACAGTGGCTGCAGCAGGATTGGTTACCGAAACCCAGCCACGGGTTGGCGTATTAATTTCAGTGATAGTTCCAGCCAGCGCCGCCACTGCACCACTGACGGAACATGTTGCGGTCACCATCACTGTACCATCCACGCCTACCACCACTGAAGCAGGCAAACGCCATATCACATTATTACTGTCTTTCACGCTGCCATTAATGATGGTTGTTCCGGCAGTTCCTGTAAGAAGCAAATCAACCGTAGAATTCGTCGCGCCTTTACGTGAAATACCATTTATTTTCACGTTACTGGTCAGTGCAGCCCCATAGCCGGTTGCCGGTGAAAAACAGTTGTAGACAGTTATCGCCATATTATTGGCATCATGAATCGCCAGCGCCATCAGAGCCACCATCTGGCCGTCTTTGCTGTCCGGTTCGAGGTAGGCATCACTGCCATAAATCTGCTGAAAATAGCTAATCAGGGTGCTGAGTATCGTCTGATAATCAGGCGCACTGATCCCCTCCGCGGTTACCTTTGCAGATAAACCGAGAGAATCAAGGTTCAGAGCCATTACGCCTCCGATGTAACAGTCGTTATTCCATAAAGAGTGTCGATTTCAGCGGAAAACATGACACGTCGGGTCGTGGTATCCACTGTCGTATTGAAAGAGAGGATTGATTTAACGCCCCGCGTTTCGAGGATGCGCTTACGGATCGCCAGGTTGTAGGTTTCCGGCTTCTGCTTACCGAGCACGGACTGGATCCACGGAGTCCCTTCGGTGGTGTCGAGAAACCATTGCCCATACCACAATTCGAATCGCGTTTTCACAGCCTGTGCTACGGCCTCAGGCGAGTTAATCAGCCAGGTGTCATCACCGCTGCCAAAGGTGTAATCACCATCGGCGTCTTCACGTCTGTATCGCATCAGTTTACCCCATCGGTATTGCTTCCACCGCGCTGAACACCGCCATGAGTGTGCGTATCATCGATTGGCTTGCCGTTAGCCTTAACGCTCCCCAAGAACTCAACAGCACCAGTGATTTTTGAAGCCACACCAGAAACCACAGACCCCACCATGCCCCCCAACCAGGTTAACAGGCCATGAATGGTTACTTTCTCAGAAAAATCAGCCAGAGGGGCAACCACATCAAGACCACCCGGAGCGACAATTTTAATTTTCCTGGTATCAGGATTAAGCTCAAAATAGGTGCTGCCGTCGTCACTACGCAACTGTGTGGCACTGGTATTAATACCGCTAATCTTCCTCGCCTGCGACTGGGGACCGACAATACAAAACGCATCCGATAAATCATGCATTCTGTCATCGACCGGCTCCTGTATCCCACCGCTCTGCCACCAGAAATCAATACAACGATCGGCAAAAACGACAAGACACTCATCCCCGGCTTTAACCGGAAAAGTCAACGTACAGCCTCCACCGCGCGGAAATACCACTGGCACATCCACCAGCAACGGGTAATTTTTGGTAATGCGGTTACCGTCGTTATCCTTTTCAACCGAACGAATAGCTGGCTGCACAACCGCCGTCACCGCGTCGGGCTCGAATGACTGAACAATGCCAGGCAAGGCGACACGGATCTGGTTCTTTGTTGTTTCCCGTTCAGATTTGAATGTTTCGGCAAGGTCGCCGCTGCGGGTCTGGTCAGATACTGCCATTTAGTAGGCTCCAGAAAGCAAAAAACCCGCCGGGTGGCGGGTTCATTATTGAAGTTTCATTACTGCTTGTTTGCTTCTAACGCTTCAGCTATTCGGCGAAGATACTCATTGTTTTTAAATGAAACCATGATGCACTCAAAGAATATTCGGCAAAATACAGCACATAACAAAAGCACTAAAGCGCCAGCAGCCTTCCCATTAACAAACGCTATAATGGCGGCAACAACCAGAAGTAACATTGTGATGCCATACAGAACGTTGATGATTTTTGGAGTTATTAATTTATCAAATCCGAACATGCGACAAATTCCTTATCGTGAAAGTAGAAGTATCACATTATAATTACGAGTGATTAATCAACAATCTTTTTGCATGGAAAGGAACCGATGATTTTCGGCGCATCCATGCTGTTCTGCAGCAGTTGCACATTCAGAAATCGCGTTTCGGTACCAGGGCGACGAATGTATTCAAAGCCGTAGTTGTTACCGTCTTTGGCAGGCATAATCCCCATGTCTACTTTCAAACCATTGGTACCCAGTTCGGTGATTTTTTGAGAGGTAACTCTTTCACCGTTGATTGTCGATAACTCGCCCTGGTTTGCAACCATAGTGTAGCCACCGCATTTAACCGTGAAGCCATCCGCCCACGCGCTGCACGCAGAAAAGACAGCTAACAGAAAAATGATACCCCTCATTGCTCATCCCCTTTGCAAAGCCGATTGCGTATACAGATCCGCCGCGCCACGCGCTTCGCACATCATATCCATGTACCACGCCTGGCCCCTTGTGTCGCCAGTGTACATAATCCCGCGCACAATATAAACGCCATCCGTTGCGATGCTGGCAGGCTGTGATGTGGTGCCGCTGAGCGTAATATTTCCGTCCGTGTTCTGGTCGGTGATCTGCCCACCAGCCATAGCGATATCGTTGTTCGACAACGCGGTGCGATATACAGAAGCCTGATCCAGTTGAATGAGCCCGTTAACCCGGATGTTCGGATTAATGAGCGCACGGACGTTTACGCCGTTACCGATAGTCTGCTGCGGCATGCCAATAAGCCCGGTAGCGCTGTTGAGCACAATCGCTTCATGAACATATTCGTTATTCGCCACCATCTGGCGCTGACCGTCCACGAATTGCCATGTTGCGCCACATTGCCCGGCTACGTTATCCATTAGATGCCGCGTCATGCCAAAGAGTACCCGCCCCCGGGGGAATACAGTAGCAGGCATTTCAGGCGTCGGGCCTTCGGTCGCGCCTTTGGCTTCGAAGTCTTTCATCAGCGCACGGTTTACATCAGCGACCGTGTAACCGGCAGCCAGCGTCAGTGT